GGAATTGGCGGCCAAGCACAGGGCCACGATCGATGATCCGAACGCGAATCCCTTAGCGCAGTATCGCGCGGGAGCGTGGCTGAAAAATTATCATTCTCGCGTGGCCGCCACATGACCACCCTGAGCAAGCGCCAGCAGGACGTATGCGATTACGTCGTGATGGGCTGGGGCAGCAAGGAGATCGCGCGCGAACTCGGCATCAGCCATCGCACGGTCGAGGATCACCGCGAGGCGATCTACCGCAAGATGGGGGTGCGCAACGTGGTGGAGCTGGTGCGGAAAGTTCTCACAACTTGCCAATGATCTCTGTCAGTTCGGTCCTTCGGCGCTGCACCAGATTCCTTAACTCGTCGCGCACGCCTGCCGGCACGTCATTGGCGCCGCTCATCCAGCGCCGCAGCGTGCGGTCGGAGATATCGAGGTCTCGCGCGAGGTTGTTATGCCAGAGAGGCCCGTACAGGGCCTCTCCGCAGCGCTGGAGCATCCCAGGTGATGCGGATATCTTGGTCATTAGCGCCGGACGATTACCAGCTTGCCGTCATTGATCGCGGATGTTAGCTCCGCATCTGACAGGCTGGTCCAGTGCTTTGCTCCTACATAGTGATGGGCGCCAAGTAACGTCACGCGGCGCGTTCCATCGTGATCCGCGAACTTGATCGTAGCAATGCTGTGAGTCCTGCCACTGCCATCCGGGCGCCCGAACGCATTGAGTGCCGGCAGGTCGATTTCTCGGCAGATTGAAACGTCTGAAATGGTCATCTGGGTCTCTCCCATTTGCGGAGGGGCTGATCCCCGTCCGATGTCCGCACTATCGGACATTTGGGACGGGATGTCAAGCGTGGTGTTAAGATTTATTTTTGCTATTTTCAGAACAACCATCCGTAGGTCTACGAATATGCAAATCAGGCGGAAATGTGCATGGGATCGGCCATGTCGATTGCCGATCTGAAGATCCGGTTGCGGGATTTGCCAGGTGTCGAGCGCCTGACCATGCAGATGCTGGCCGGACGCCAGACCTACAGTCTCAACGGCCATGTCATTGCGCTGCATGCCGGCGCATCGGACGGCGAGGCCGAAAAGGCGATCCGCGATACGATCTCCTGCGATGCGCTGGCGCAGATGCCCGCAGGAACGCCGATTGCCGGGGCAGCGCAGCCCGCACAGAGCGCGGTTGGACCGTCCGCCGCTTTGCTCCCTCCAATCACAACCACCGCGCCACAACCCACGGGAAAGCCCATGACGCCGGCGCCGGGAAGCTTCGCCGCTTCGCTGAAGTCCATGATGGACGAGGCCCGCGCCAATATCGACCGCGCGCGCGCCGATGGCACCACGGTTGTCAAGGACGCCGTGGCAAAGCTCGACGCGGCACGCGCCGCAACCACCAAAGTCGCGGACAACATTGCTCACACCATCGAGGACGAGGCGGCTGCGGTGATGGCTGAACTCGGCCAAATCTCTAACGATCTAGGAGCCTGACACCATGGCAAAGCTCACCGCCAAGGCACGCCGATCACTGCCCAAGAAAGACTTCGCCGGACCGGGTCGCTCATTTCCCATCCCTGACAAATCCCATGCCCGCGCTGCGCTGCGAGATATCCCGCTGGCGAAAAACCTGACCCTTGAGGAAGCGCAGAAGATCAGGGCACGCGCACATCGAATGCTCAAGAAATAGGACGCGAGCAAGCCATGGCTGGCAGAGGGCGAACCGCCGGTTTCCGGATGACTGACGAGCACCGGACTAAAATCGGAAATTCGCAAATTCTCAAGTGTTTGATTGAACATGCGGTCGGCAAGCGGGAAATGTCGCCGTCGCAGGTAACGGCTGGCCTCGGATTGCTGCGGAAAGTGATGCCCGACCTCGCTGCGACGACACTTTCGGGCGATCTCGACAACCCGCTGGTCATTACCAAGATCGAGCGCGTGATCGTCGCGCCGAAGGACGACAAGTACGATGAGTGACCTGATCCAGCGCCTGCAGGATCGCCTGCAGGATCGCGTTGAGCAGCTTGAGGAAGTCCTCGGGCTGTCCCGTAGCTCGGTGAGCCGGATGCGCGAGACGTTTGGTATCAGGCCACTACAGGCACGAACTTTGGGTCTACTGTTGAGCCGTGATTTTGTGACACGCGACGGGCTCTACACCGCGCTTTATGGGGCAATGCCCGAAAGCAAATGGCCCGACGATAACGTGTTAGACGGCCATCTCTGCCGGCTCCGGCGCCATCTGCGACCGCATGGTGTAGTGATCCGCACCCAATGGGGTGAGGGCTGGCATATCACGGCTGAGGACAAGACACGCATTAGGGCGATGCTGGATGGACAGCATGAAATGGGCCATAGGATCGAAGTCGCGTGACCACGCTGCGCGTCCCAACCGCGGCAGTATTCCAGCCACTGCTACAGCCCGCACGCTACAAGGGCGCGTATGGTGGCCGCGGATCGGGCAAGTCGCATTTCTTCGCCGAGATGTTGGTCGAGACCTGTCTGGCCGAACCTGGTACATGTGCGGTGTGCATCCGCGAAGTGCAGCGCACCTTGGCACAGTCCTCGAAGCGGCTGATCGAAACCAAGATCGAATCGCTTGGGATCGGCAAGCATTTCGAGGTCCAGCGCGAACTGATCAAGACGCTGGGCGGCGGTCTCATCATCTTCGCCGGCATGCAGGATCATACGGCCGAATCGATCAAATCGCTGGAAGGATTTCGCATCGCATGGGTAGACGAAGCACAGAGTTTGTCGGCGCGCTCGCTGTCATTGCTGCGCCCGACGATCCGTATGGCCGGATCGGAGATTTGGGCGAGCTGGAACCCGACGCGCAAAAGCGACGCGATCGACGGTTTCTTTCGCGGTGCCATGGGGCTGCCGACCGGCGGCGTGGCGGTCAAGGCAAACTGGCGGGACAACCCATTTTGGACCGCAGAGCTGGAAGCCGAGCGCAAGCTTGAGCTTGAGCGCTATCCCGAACGCTATCCTCACACCTATGAGGGCGACTATGCGCGGGCATTCGAGGGCGCGTATTTCGCCAAACTGCTATCGGAGGCGCGCGCGCAAGGTCGCATCTGCCGTGTTGTCGCTGATCCTCTGCTGCCTGTTCGCGCTTTTGTCGATATTGGCGGGGCTGGCGCTAACGCTGATGCTTTTACGATCTGGATTGTCCAATGGGTCGGGCAGGAAATCCGGGTCCTCGACTATTACGAAGCGGTAGGCCAGGTGCTCGCCTATCATGTCAATTGGCTCCGGCAACACGGCTACGAGAAGGCGCTGATCTACCTGCCGCACGACGGGGTGGCGGCGAACAACATCACCGGCAAACGCTATGAGGACCACCTGCGCGAGGCCGGCTTTCACGTCGAGCCGCCGGTTCCGAACCAGGGGCGCGGCGCTGCGGCGATGCGCGTTGAGGCAGTGCGCCGCTTGGGACCGCAACTGTGGTTCAACGAGACCACTACGGAAGCTGGTCGCGACGCGCTCGGCTACTATCATGAGCGCAAGGACGAAACCCGCAATGTCGGGCTCGGTCCCGACCATGATTGGTCAAGCCATGCGGCTGACGCTTTCGGCCTGATGGCGGTTTGCTATGAGCCGCCGGCCAACGAGGCGAATTTTCACAGGAAAATCAACTACGGGAACAGGGGATGGCGATGAGACAGCGTGGGATCAGTTACTTTAACTGGCGAAATGGCTTTTCGATCAACGAGAGCCAATTCCCTAATATCACGATCCGGTGGGGATGGCCGCGCATTTTCTACGTCGCGATCTCTCGCAACTGGAAGCTGATCGTCGGAAGCAGGAATTTGCGCGTCGGCCCATGGGTGTTCCGGGAGCCGCCCGGTTTTGATGCAACCGAGTGATCGATTACGGCGAGAGGTGTTCCGCCGCCGCAACATATCCGCAAGCAATTTGACCCACAAAGCCGCTAGCCATGGCGAAAATGTCCACCGACGATATCGAGGCGCTGGTCAACTCGGCGCGCACCGATGCGCTTGCCGCGATGACCGCGATGGAACTGTCCGACGAGCGCGCCCGCGCCATGGATTATTATCT